AGTATTAGTATGTGATGAAATGCCAGAAGAAACAACAAGCGCAAATGTACCAAGTTTAGCAAAAAATATGATACCAGTATGCTATAATAGTACAAAAAATGTCTGGTTAAAAGCAGATAGTACAAATACAGATTCAGATTATAGATGGTATTCATATAGTGGAAAGTCTTGGGCTAATGCTGTAACAGTAACAGCAGTAGAAGGTTCAAGAGATGATTTAGTAGATGCAGAGGTTGGGACCGTAATTCCAATGGATAGAATAAATACAATGTTAGTATGGATACCAAGATTTAGTGCAACTGGAGATACTGCAAATTATAATGGGGGAACACAAGCTGCACCTGGAGCATTTAATATAACATTTGTAAATAAAGATACAGCAGCGCATGATGCATTTGATTTTGGAGGAGCAGTATCAGGATTTTGGATAGGCAAATTTGAAAATTCAAGTAATGAAACATGTGAGCCAGCAAATAGTTCTGACGTAGGAGCAGGATGTAATCTAACATCAATAAGACCAAAAATACTTCCAAATTCAAGTGTTTGGCGAGGAGCAAGTGTATCAACATTCTTTGGTGATATTCAAAAAATGGCTGATAGTGGAAACCAATATGGATTTGATAAAACAATAGATACAACATTAGATACACATATGTTAAAAAATAATGAATGGGGTGCAGTAGCATACCTAACACAAAGTATCTATGGTAGATGTAGTTCATCAACAAGTTGTACTGAAGTAGGAATAAATAATAATTCAAGTTATATAACAGGATATGGAGCACCTGCTGGAAGTGCATCTACTGTAACAAATGGAGCATATAATACAAGTTTAGGAATGGATGCCTCAACAACAGGAAATATCTATGGTGTATATGACATGAGTGGTGGCGCATATGAATACGTCATGGGGAACTATAATAATACAATAAAAAGTGATCAATTTACAACACTGCCAAATGCAAAATATTATAATGTATATACAACAGAAAGTGATTATACAAGTTCGGGATTACAGCATGCGTTAACAGAAACGAAAAATTGGTATGGTGATTACGCGGGCTTCGTTTATTCTATCAGTCCGTGGTTCGTTCGTGGCGGCTACTGTAGTAATACTGGCTATGCAGGTGTTTTCTACTTCAGCGGCAGCAGTGGCAGCTATACTTATTCTGTTTCTCGTCTTTCAGTCACAATTAACTAATTGTTAAATTTATTTAACAATTAGTTAAAGCTCTAAAAAACCCACTAATACGAAGAAAGGAAATAAATTATTTTAAAGTAATATAAGAAATAGGAAGAAACTTTTCCATATTTCAAACTGGATTTTGAAATATGGAAAAAGAAGATTAAAGAAAAAATAAAAGAGGTAGGTAATCCCAGCAAAATTAAACTGATTTTAATTTTGCTGGGGTTTTTTGTATATTTGTAAAATATAAAGTCATAAATATTTTAAAGTCAAAAAGTCATATTTATTATGCAATTTTTGTTATTAAATTTTTAGTTAAACTCGTTGACGTGTGTGTGTGTGTGTGTGTGTATTATACTATTTACATAGGAAGTGAATAGTATATGATAAAGTTAAGTGATTATGTTAAAGAAGTAATTGATAAAAATATTGATAAAGTCGTAATGGTAAAATATGGTAATTTCTATAGATGCTTTTATGATGATGCAATTATTATGTCATATTTGTTAAAATATAAAATAACTGTAAGAAGAAGTGTAGGTTTTCCAATTAATACATTAGATAAAGTTTTAGAAAATTTAAAAGATTATAAAGTAAGTTGTATTGTAATATATGGTATTAATAATGCAGTAAGTTACCTTTTTATAGATAATAAATATATGGAAGTATTAGATAAAGCAAAAAAATATGATAATGTAAATGATGCTGTTAAAGAAATATCTAAATTATCTTATGAAATATTATGTAAAGATTTAAGAAAATCTCATGATATATTCGTTTTTTTAAGAAATTTATAATGGTATCAACTTTAGTTGGTATAGGGATAAAGCTATGGTGATAACGCGAACTTCGTTAATTCTAACAATCCGTGGTTCAATCGTGGAGGCAACTATAGTAATACTGGCAATGCAGGTGTTTTCAACTTCAACAACAACAATGGCAACAGCAATACGAATTATGGTTCTCGTCTTTCAGTCAGTACTTAGTAAAATTGTTATACAAGACTGATGTAAATAGTTTAAGGACTATTAAAGGTTATTATAAGTACAAGCTTTGTTCCTTATCTTACAAAGATAAAATAAATTACTATGATAGTTTTAGGTGAGTAATGTTTTTTATGAAAATTCTAAAACTATTAAGAAGGAGAATTAATTATGTTAAATAATTTAATAATATATAAGGTACATCTTGATTTAATGGAATATGCATATAAATTACTTGTTAAGTATCCAAAATATGAAAAAAACGGAATAGTAAGTGAAATAAAAGAAAATCTATATGATATATTAAAAAATATTATTTATTATAATAATAAAAAGAATAAAATTTCATTAAATAATATATTAATTGATTTAAATATGCTTTTAGTATTAATTAGAATATCATATAAAATGAAATATATAACTAATAAAAACTATATGGCATTTGCAAGAAAAATAAATAACATAAGTAAACTATGTCATGGATTAATAAATAGTGTTAACAATCAAAAATAGTTTTTATAGTAATATTACATTTGATAAGTTTTTAAAAGCATATTATAAATCAATTAAGGGTAAAGGTTTAAAATGTGAAATACTTGAATTTTATTATAATTTAGAAAATAATTTAATTACATTAGTGGATGAAATAAGTACTTTTAAATATATAAGTAGTCCATATAGAGAATTTATTATATATGAACCTAAAATGCGAATTATAAGAAGTTTACCATTTAGAGATAGAGTAGTAGAAACATGGTATGTAGAAAATATAATAAAACCATATTTTGTACCAAGATTTATTTATGATAATTATGCATGTTTAGAAAATAAAGGGACACATAAAGCAGTAAAAAGACTTCAACATTTTATGAGAAGTATGAGGGAGAAATATGGAAAATATTATGTTGTTAAGTTTGATATAAGACATTTTTTTGATAGTATAGATAAAGATATATTATTTGATATATTAAGTAAATATATAACTGATAGATATGTATTATTATTTACATATAATATAATTTATAGTAATAATAAAAGTGGATTACCTATTGGAAATTACTCAAGTCAGTACTTCGCAAATATTTATATGAATGAATTAGATCATTATATAAAGGATGTTCTTCATAAAGCGTGCTACGCACGTTTTATGGATGATTTTGTCGTTTTGGTTGAAAATAAAGTAGAAGCGAGAGAATTTTTTGATTTAATAGAAATATTTGTAAATAATAAACTTAATTTAGGACTTAATAAAAAGAGTTGTTATTATCCAAGTAGGTTAGGAATTGACTTTTGTGGATATATTATTCATGAAGATTATATACTTGTTAGAAAAAGATGTATTAAAAAGATAAAAGGAAAAATAAAAGTATGGAATAAATTATATGATAAAGGTGTTCTTGATAATAAAAAGTTTATTTTATCTTTTAATTCATTTTTAGGACATATAAGTCATGCGAATACTTATAATTTAAAATGTAAAGTTATTAGTGAAATTGATTATTTAAATATAAAATAATAATGTACAAAAAATGTAATAAAAAATGTAATATAAAAAAGAATTAAATTTAAATAACATAAATTTAAGTAAAATAAGTTTTTTTCGAAAAAATTTCGATTTTTTTTCGATTTTTTTTCGATTTTTTTTCGATTTTTTTTCGATTTTTTTTCGACTTGCAATTTGCTTTGTCAAGTGTTATATTTGGTATAGTAGTGCTAATTATTGTAAAATGGCAATATTGTTATAGTATACTTAAGAATTTTGGTGATTTTTGCTAATTTTTTTTTGGTAAAATTAAACAATATAAAATGTTTTATGATATAATTCATATATATAAAGTTTAGGAGGTATCAATATGGATGATATTACTTATGATAAAGTTGTTGATGAAAAAAATTCTAAAATAAAACAGTTATATTGGAATATAGCATTTGGGTTACAAGAAGTTGATGGTTTAAAACCTTCAAAATATATGGTGCAGTTATCAAAAGAACATATTGAAGGTAAAAAAACATATAAACAAGTACAAGATGAAATTACATCATATTATGTCAAAAATTCAAATAATTATGATGATGACGAAGAAGAAGCAGATGAAGTATCAACTGCTATTTATGAAATATTAAGTGATGGTGCATTTCGTTTTGATTATTTAACTTATAAAAATTATCATAAAAGATTATTTAAATATTTAAGCAATGAAAAGTATGATGCTGGAAATTTTAGGACTTACAATTTTACTAAAGATGAACCAGTATTAAATGGGGATAGTGTAGATTATCAATCTTATGATTTAATTGAAGAAACTTTAAAGTATGATTTTTCTGAAGAAAAAGAAGTTGATTATATTAATATGAATAAAGAGCAAATAGTTGATCGAATATCAGAATTTACATCAAGGATTTGGCAAATTCATCCATTTAGGGAAGGAAATACTAGAACAACTGCAGTATTTATTCAAAAATATTTGTTAAGTATGGGATTTAAAGTTAATAATGATTTATTTAAAGATAATTCACTATATTTTAGAAATGCTTTAGTTAGAGCAAATTATACAAATTATGTTATAGGTGTAAGGGCTGACAAAATTTATTTAAATAAGTTTTTTGAAAATTTGTTATTAAATAAAAAGAATAAATTGGATAATGATGATTTAAGGATTAATTAATATAATAAATTTATTATTTTTTTCCTAATTTTTCACCTTTCAATTTGCTTTGTCAAGTGTTATATTTGGTATAGTAGTGCTAATTATTGTAAAACGCTAATATTGCTATAGTATATTTAAGAAATTTGGTATTTTTGCCAAATTTTTTTGTTTGTTAAAATAAAGGTTAGGAGGTTAAAAAATGTATAAGATATAAAATTATTGTTTTTGGCAGCATTTTTGTAATACAATTATCTATTTTTGTTGTAACAGATGTTTTAACAAATGTTATAACGATTGTTATATTTTTAACCATTTGTTATAAAGAAAATTTAGAAAAAATAGTAAAATTGTTAGACCAAAAGTATGACATATATAAATGTGTATGACATTTGAATTTTTCTAAAACCCTTTATTTTAAGGCTAAACTACCCACTGGGTAGTTGTTTGTCAGACGCATTTATCCTGCTAAAAACACATACACGTAAAGTTATACAAATTATGAAAGGAGAAAGTAAATGAATAAAGAAGATTTAGTATTTTATCAAGTTAGAATTAATAAAAAATTATTAAAAATTTTTAAAGAAATAATTAAAAAAACTAAAATGTCACAACAAGATTTTTTTGATAGTACTATAAAAGAATTTATTGTTAAAAATATTGATGTTGTTGCAAAAATTGAAGATAAATAATAAAAGGAAGTGAAGTTTATAAGTTTTATTTTTAATAAAATAAGTAATTTATCCATAAATTTAAGTGAGGTTAATTATGGATAAGTATAAAATAAATTTTATTTTTAATGAAGAAAAAGATATAAATGATATATTAATTAGTACTTTAAGTAAAGAACTAGAAAAATATATAAAAAAGATTTGCAAGACTAAAGAAAACGAGTTAACATTATCTTGTACTTATTTATCTCTAGAAGGAGGTAAAAATTGATAGAGAGTATAAATAAAGTATATAATGTTGGTATTTATATAAGATTATCTCGTGAAGATTCTGAAAAAGTAATAGTAAGTGAAAGTGTTGCAAATCAAAAAAGTTTATTACTTCAGTATGCTAAAGAAAATAATTTAAGAGTATATGATATATATATTGATGATGGTTATTCTGGCACTAATTTTGATAGACCTGATTTTAAAAGATTATTAAATGATATTGAACTAGGTAGAGTTAATATGGTTATTACTAAAGATATGTCAAGACTAGGTAGAGATTATATTGGTACTGGTAATTTAATTGAAAAATATTTTCCAGAGCATAATGTAAGGTATATTGCTGTTACTGATAATATTGATACATTTTTAGATAATTCAAATAATGATATAGCGCCATTTAAAGCAATAATGAATGATATGTATGCTAAAGATATATCTAAAAAAATTAAGTCTAGTTTAAGAGCAAAACAAAAAGAAGGAAAGTTTGTAGGATGTAGAGCACCTTTTGGTTATAAACAAGATCCTAATAATAAGAATCATTTAGTAATTAATGAAGAGCAAAAAGTAGTTGTAAAAAGAATATTTGATATGTCAATTAATGGATTATCATTTTTTAAAATAGCAAAGATTCTTACAGAAGAAGGAGTAAAAACACCATCTGGGTATTATAGTTTTGAATGGAAAAATAATAAAACTACAAAATGTGGACAGTGGCATTCTAAAACAATAAGAGATATTTTAACAAATAGGATGTATGTAGGTGATATGGTTCAAAATAGAAGAAGTAAAGTAAATTATAAAGTAAAAAAAGTTGTTAGAAATAGCGTTAGTGACTATATAATTGTTGAAAATACTCATGAGCCTATTATTGATAGAGATTTGTTTTATGAAGTACAAAAAAGAATACCTAAAAATGTTGGAAGAAATGAAAAAAAAGAAAATCATTTATTAGATGGACTTTTATATTGTGGTGATTGTGGTCATAGAATTTCAGTACAAGCAAGAAGAAAAAAAGATAATAGATGTTATACTATTTGTAATTATTACAGGACTTATATGAAACAAAAATTTTGTACAGCTCATTCAAATAATTATGAAAAATTAGAAAAAGTAATTATTAATTCATTAACTAATATGTGTTTAAATTATATTAATAAAGATAAAATAAAAAGTAATGTTTTAAATAATGTAGATGAAAATAAAAAATTTAATAGTAAAAAAGAATTAGAATGTATTATTAATGAAATAAAAAAACTAAATGATAATTTAGATATTATTTATATTGATAAGTTAAATAAAAAAATAACGGAAGAACAATTTGAAAGAGTGAAAATAAAATTAGAAAATGAGTTAAATATAAAACAAAAAAAATATAATGAATTAAATAATAATATTAATGATACCATAAGTGAAGAAACTAAAAACAAAATTATAATAGAATATATTAATAATTTTATATCTATGAGAGAACCAAGTAGAGAACTTATTGTAAATCTTATTGATAGAATAGATGTTTATGAAGATAAAAAAATTAACATAAAAGTTAATTTTAATATTGACAGTAAAACAAATGTTTGATATATTAAGTTTGTAATGTTCTAAAAAGGAGATATGGTAGATATGAAAGAATCACAAATACATTTGATTAACAAAATATTTAATAATGAAACAATAAGAATAGTTTGGAACAAAGAAGAGGAAAAATATTATATTAGTGTGGTTGATATAGTAGGTATTTTATCTGAAAGTGACAATCCTAGAAACTA